TGATCTATCAAATCAAAGATAGATCCTGTCATTAATCTGTAGCCTATGCCAACATAGAGCTGTCCAATCACTACAGCGATAGTCATTATACCCCAGAAGGTATAGTATTTATTTGTTTTTTGTACCCTTCCCTTTGCCATTTTTCTTAGTGGGTGGTCGACCTTTCTTAGTGCCGTATGTTCCTGGTCCGTAAGGCATAATAATTACCAAGAGCTAGTGGATAGTGTGCCTGCAGCGCAGGTATCTTGGAATGGTGATA